CAGGAGGAAGGGATGACGGCGCGCTGGCCTGCCCTCATGGACCGCGATACGTTGGCGGAATATCTCTGTTGCAGCAAACCCATGCTGGACAGGGAAGTCGCCCGCTGCCGTATCCCCCCGCCGGTGAAGTTCGCCGGGCGCGACAAGTGGCGCAAGGAGGATGTCGACCGGGCGCTGGCTAACCTGACGGGGGGCGGTGTGCCGGAATATCGCAAGCGGTTTTTGGAAGGGAAAGCGGCGTGACGGATAGATATGTTGTCCCGATGTATGAGAGCGAACGCGGTTGGGGTTCCAAGATTGATGGCTATGCGGGGCCGTTCGACACACTTGAAGCCGCGGATTCATTCCGTTCAGCGTTCAACCTCAAGCACAACAACGAGGACGGTGAACCGGACGAAGCTGGCTGAAGCGGCGATAATTAAACTGGAGAAGCGGAATGGGTGAACTGCCAATTGATATTGCGGAACTTGTTATCCGCATTGGGCGGGCCGAATGGGGCCAAACGGAAGCCCATGATGCCGAAGGACACGCAGCGCACATTGCGGAGAGCGTGCGCATCACTGCCGATCATTTCCAGCAGGACGAGCCGCAGCACATGCATGGGCTTTATATTGAGGGGACTGGGACCGTCATCTGCCACACAGGGACCAGCCCCAACAGCCCGCAAATTGCACGGGCGCTTACAGGTGCGTGGAACCAGCTTCACGATTTGGCGCTGGAACAAAGCGCGGGGGTGCAAGCAGATGGGAATCCGAGGGGCCAACGCAATGAAAAATAAAGGGCCGTCCTTTACCCGTTGTTCAACGAAGTCACTGGCAAATAACGGGGTCAGGGCCTTTCGCGCGGGAATCGCGGGCAATGGGATTCAATACCCTGCAACCGCCGTGGAAAGCGGCGCGCACATCCGAACCGCAGCCGAGCCTGTTTTGAGGAGGGAAGGGTGAGCAAGAAACCAGATAATGTTCTGCAATTCCGTTCGCCGCGCATGACCCCCGCGGAACACAATCGCATCCGAGAATACTACTTCGGCGGATGTGGCCCTAATCAGAATTTCTGGCCTAAGCGCCATAAGTGGGGGATGTGGCAGTTTGGGCGCATCGCGGTCACTGGCGCACGGTTCAAGCAACGGACCTGCAAGATATGCGCCGAGGTCAGCGACTATGTGTTTTTAGACGACCCAGGAGAATGAGCATGGACGTTGAGGAGACAGGGCATGGCTGAACCGAGCGAACTGAAAAAGCGCGGGCTTGCCATAGTGGAGAAGGGCAATGGATGATGCGGATCTGATCGAAGCGGCGTGGGCGTTCAACGTCAAACTCGAATGCTCCGGCAGAACGCGCGAGGATGCCGAAATTGCCCTTGGAGGTGCGATCCTGAACCTGCACGATCTGGACGGCATCCTTGACCGCATCGAAGCCCTATCCGCACGGCTCAATGTGGCTGAACAGATGGCCTCCGCAGCAACGTCATTCCTTAAAGGATGCGATGGTGGCATGGTGTCCGTCAGGCAGGACAAGGCTTTGCGCCAAGCCCTCACCGCATGGAAGGAAGGATGATGGGTATTGTTGAGGAGGTGGCGCTCGCCATCCTGAACAGCGACCGCGAAGCTGGGGGATGGCCGCCCCTCACGTCGCGCGACAACGTGCCGAACAGCGAAGGCTATGTCCGCAACGCCCGCGCCGTAGTCGCCGCAGTGCTGGACGAGGTTGCGGCCCATCTGTCGGCAGTCCAATACGATCCCGCGCCTTACACAACGATGAAAGTTCGGCTCTCCGCCATGCGCGCGGAAATGGAGGTGTAGGGTGGACGAACCCGACCCTTGCCCACGCTGCAAGTCCGAAATTTATTCCAGCCAGGTCGTTTTTCCTATTGACCACCCCCCTTTTATGTCGTAAACCTACGACATGGACAGCGGCATAGGGCCGGGTCCGAAACGGCAGGAGGCCGATATGACCAAGATCGAACGCACCACCATCGCCAACTACGTCTCGAAGGTCGGTGGCGAGAAATTCCGCATCACCCGCGACGGTGATGTCCACATCAAGGGGCAGATGCCGAACAGCATCGAATATGGCTGGTATCTTGCCGGCAGCGCCAAGATTATCCTCGAAGACATCGCGGAAGGCCACCGGTGAGCCGCCTCCTCGCCGAAGCTGGTGAGGCCCTCTACGGGCCTCGCTGGCAATCCGAAGTTGCCCGCGATCTGGGCTGCAACGTGCGAACCGTGCAGCGCTGGGTAGCGGGCGTGGTTGACGTCCCCGCCGGGATATACACCGACCTGTGGCGGCTTGCGCTTGAGCGGGCCGTGCTGCTCGACGCGGTCGCGGAAAAGCTCAAAGAGGCGTCCACGCCAGATTGATCCTAGTCTGGCGTGACATGTTCTACGCAGCCCGCAGGTGGGATTCGCTAAGTCTCGCCCCTACTCTCCCAGCCCCTCCCGCAGAAGGCTAGCGGCCCATTCGTGCGCCGACCGGGCATAGACCGCAGCGTCGGTGCAGGCTGTCACATCGGCGGGGGCAACAGCCACGAAGGCATCGGCGGCGGCGACCGCAGGAAGTCCGGCACCTTCACCTTGGGCGGCGGCAGTGGTTCCGCCGGGCGCACATTGATCGACGGGCCGCAACTGGCGAGCAATGAAGCTGTCAGAAGCCCTGCGAGCGCTTTCCAGTGCCTTGGCATGTGCAATGTCCCCTTGTGCCGCTAACGCGCTGTAGCGCGCTTCTGTGGCCTGCGTGGCGGCAATCTGGCGATATGCTGCCATCTGGCTGTCTGCGATGTATTCCGCCTTGAGCCGGTCGAAAGCCATGTGCGCCGATCTGGCGTCGTGCCGATACCATAGCAGCGCCGCGACAAGCGCCAGCAGCGAGGCGAGCTTGACCGCCGACAGGATGTTGCCGAGGGACAAGCCCGCCATGCCGATTACGCCGAAACGCCGTGGCGGATCGTCGCCGCGAGAACGGCAGTCACGACAAGCTGGATCGTCGCGCCAAGTTCGGCATCGCCGGTCAGGTAAGCGGCAACCGCGCCGATCACGGTGACGCCTGCGGTGATGTAGGTTTTCCAACCTGATAACATGGTTGTTCTCCTGATTGCGCACACGCAAAAACGCGGCCAAGCGCATGCGTTGGTTTTCTTTTTGGCCGAAGTCTGGTATAAAAGCGGGCCGCAACACTGTTGGAGCAGCGTTCGGCCCTAACCCTAACGTGAGGTGTCACGCTATGGCTGAGAACCCTCTTAGCGAAGAAGTATGGAAAACGATACCGTGGGCGACGGATTACGCCGTCAGTTCGCACGGCAGGATCATGCGACAAGTGAGCAGCGCCAAGTTCCGCGCGCCCCGCTTGCTCAAGCCCGGTCTTAGTGGGAGGAATCGCAATTACCACGTTGTTGTCCTGGTGGAGAACGATGGCAAACACCGAAGCACCAACGCCCACCGGATTGTGTGCCGCGTTTTCCACGGAGAACCACCAAGCCCGGCGCATGAGGTCGCCCACTGCGACGGCAACAGTTTGAATAACCGAGCGGACAATCTCCGTTGGGCCACTTGCTCTGAAAACAACATGGATAAATGGGAGCACGGCACAATGTCCGCTGGTGAGCGTGCGCCGCACTCGAAACTTAATGCGGAAAAGGTGAAGGCTATTCGCGCCGATGAAGGAACGCACACTGCGATTGCCGCACGGTATGGAGTGACCCAACCGATCATTTCTCGCATCAAGTCTCGCTCCATATGGAAGCACGTCGAGTAGTCTCCTTTATGTGGGCATTCCCGCCTTAACCCAGGCAATTGCGTCAAAGCTCGGGCACGCTTTTGCAACGCCCGGCCAATCGCGATGCCCACGAATTACGATGCCGGGAAACTTGATCTGGTAGGCTTGAACGAGTGCCTTCAATGCCGCTTTCTGCGCTGGCGTGCGCGTGTCCTTGGGAACCTTGTTCGCCTTGTCGACGCCGCCGACATAGCAAATCCCGATGTTGCCGGTATTCGCCTTGCCGACATGTGCGCCCTTCACCGTGTCCTCGAGGGTGCGGACCTTCGTGCCGTCCAGTTCGATTACCCAATGATAGCTAGTCTGGCCGAACTTGGCCTGATCCCAAGCGGAGATGGTCGCCGCCTTCACGTCGCGGCCTTCCGGCGTCGCGGCGCAGTGGATCGTCAGGAACTTGACCGGGCCGAGTGACGCCATGGCTATTCCCCTTTCTCTTTCGTGCCCAACGAGCGGTATTCCGCAGTCAGTTCATCGGCCCGCACAAGCATGTGGCTTTCCGGCAAGTGGTGCCGTAGTCCCTGCTTGAGCAGCTCGATGATGGTGAGCAGCACGCCGCGCCGCTTTTCGGACAATTCGCGGTCGTCGCGGCATTCATCGAGGCGGCGCTCGATCTCCGTGAACCGCGCCTCGATCTTGTTCCAGATGAACCGGATCACCGCGCCGATGGCCCCGCCGATGCTGACAACTGCCGCCGCAAGGGCCGTTACTTCCGCTGCGTTCATGTAGTGCCCCTTGTTGCCCGGTGTCCCGTCCGGGCTTTTGTTCGTGGTGGATTGTGGTAAGGTGGGCGAATGCAGGTTTGGCACGGGCTGGTGTTTACCGGCCTCGTTATCCGCTACATTCGCCCCAACTGGTTCAAGTGGTCGCTATTGACCGTATTGGCGTTGGTCTTCGGGATCAGCGGCTAACGGCAACTGCATCGGGCGCGTGAGCATCGGAGCTTCCGCCGCCGTCCGGGGGAGGCTGCCATTGATTGCCCCCGCCAATGCCTTGGCTGCGCGGTCGAGAATGATGCCTTCCGAACGGGAACCGGCCTTGACCAGTGACGCGCGAATCAGGGCATCGCGAACGGGCGCGCTTTCGTATGCGCGGGCAAGCAGTCCATAGCCGCCGCCGACTACCGCCGTTCCGGTTGTTCCCAACAGCTTCAGCATTCCGCCTAGCACAAGCAACGGTGTGTTCTGCGCGCCGGTCGTCGGCATGTGCCCCGCTGTGGCGGCGCGGCGGGTGGCGTCGAGCACCCGGCCAAGCCCCTGAACCCTTTGCAGGTCGCGCCCCTTGAACGCGGAGGCAATGCTAGGGGTGAGCGTGTCGAGGTTGGCAATGAACCGTTCCGCGCTCAAGCCTTCCGAACCGATTGCGCCGTCATAGGCCCGCTGCAAGATAGCTTCGCGCGCCTTGGCCTGTCCCGACTTGCTCAAGTTGCCCATGAGCCGGGAAACATCGCTGGGGTTACGGCTGAACAGCAGATTGCCAACCGCTTCCGGGGTCAGTTCCTCATTGCGCAGGACATTGCGGAACCGGGCGCTTTTCAGTTCGCCAACCATCGCGGACAGTTGTTCGTTGGCACTGGCCCACCTGGACAATGCTTCGTCGCCGCCACGCTGGCGAATGAACGTCCCCATTTCCGCGCGCAAAGGATCGTAGATCGAGCGGAGAGCCTTGTCGCCTACCGCCTTTACATCGGCCAGGGTATTGCCGCCCTTGAATGCGTTTGCCAGTTCATCGGCGCGGATGGCTTCCAACTGGTCAAGCGTCTTGCCTTGGATGCCTGCTCGATACTGCGAGAGGGTTTCCGCCGCCTGCTTGGCTGCTGGCGTCCCTCTGCGGGTCAAGGCGGCAATCTGTTCGTCGATGGCCGTTACCGTGCGGTCAACCGGCACGATCTCGTCATTGCGGCTGAGATTGGCGATTATGCCCTGTTTGTCCGCCGTGAGCCTGCCCAGCGTATCGCCGCGCGTCTTGGCGAGGTTCGCCGCGACTTCGTTGACTGGTCGGGCGCTGTCATCAAGAATGGTGCGCTCCGCGCTACCGCCGAAGTCCGTTACCGCGTTCTTGATGGCGTCAAGGCGCTGGCTCTGTTGAAGCTCGCGGGTTCCACCTGTCCCGGCGAATGGGATTTTCTCCCCAAGCCAGCGTGCAGCGCGTCCGGTTGCGGTTCGGGGCGGGCGGATGTCGGTCGTTGTCACCCGGACGCGGTTAGCCTTTCCGGCTTCCACAACTTCACGCGCGTTGGGGATAACCCGCGAAGGCTTGGGCGGCGGGGAAAGGCGCGGGGCGTTGGGCGGGGGTGATACCTTCGGCCCCATCGGTACCATCATCGCGCCGATCATCTGCGAGCCAAAGCGCGCCCATTGGCCTGCACTGTCCTGCGGGGTCGGGGCAACCTTCTCGATCATGCCGCCAATGGTAACGGGATTGGCTAGGGCTCGGTCTTGTGCCAGCCTGTCGCGGCGCATGGCTTCCGCCCCGCGCGTGTTGCCCATCCTTTCCGCAAGGTATTCCGAGGGAACGCCAACCGCCGTGTTGAGCATCCGCAAACCGCCCGCACCGGCCTGAATGAAGGCATCGGGAAGGGACGCCGCGCCCTGCGCTGCACCGGCAACATTGCTGACAACGCTATCGCCCAACTGACGGGCCAGGGACTTGCGCGGCGCGACGGCGGGCATGGAATTACGCGCGCGGGCGCTGGCTGCATCCTCGCCTGCCCATGTGGTCTGGGCATGTGGCGCATCCAGCATGGCGCTGAGCTTGCGCACCGCCGCGTCATTGCCTTCGCGCCCGGCAATGCGGATGGCTTCAATCAAGTCCTGTCGTGACGGATTGCTCATCTGCCACCCCTTGCGCGATTGATGTAGCTCATGACTTCATCGTCTATCGGTTGGGCCTTGCGTGGGGCGTTGTCGCCTTCCCACCATCCACGGCTTGCCTTGCGGGGGGGCGGGGAAAGGCGAGCGCCGACCATGCCGCCAATACCCGATCCGGCCCCACCCCATTGGGCAGGCGTGAGCCCAAGCGCTTTGCGGGCGGCATCGGTTCTCGCCCTAAGCTGGCGCAGCCGTTCTTCATTTGCGGAATCAAGCGAACTGGAATGAGGCTTGTTCGCCTCAACAAACTGGCGCAATTCCGCATCCGACTGCGAACCGATTCCGGGGGTGCGGAACGCTCCAAGCCCCTGCTCTGCAAGTCCTGCCGAAGCAGCATTGAACTGCGCCATATCCGAACGGCCCGGAAGCCATTCAAACGGAGACGCCCCGGCAATATTCTGGTCGTATAGGTCTTGGACGCGGTTAATTTGACCTACCAATGCGTCAAGATTGCCAGCCTGCATTGCTGCCTTGCGCTGCTCATCCGATAGCACGGGATTGTTCGCGCCGCGCTGCGCCACAACGGCATCCGCCGCTGCCTTTTGCGCTTCCGCACGGGCCTTGGCGATCATGGCTTGCTGTGTGGCGGCTTTAGTCGCGTTGTCGATTTCATCGCCGCGCGTCTGGACAACCGTTCGCCCGGTCTGCGCCTGCGTGTTGCGGTTGTTGAATTCCTGCCCGGCGACCTGCCCCGGCATCAACGGATTGGGCGGGCCAACCGGAACCGCGCCGCGCGTGGGCACCTTGCGCGCGCTGCCGTCCGCCTGCACTTCATAGGTTGCACCCTGATATTGAAACGTGCGTCCAGCCATTACCGGCCTCCAAAATAGCGGCGGGGATCGACCGGAGTTCCGTCCGGCAGATAGTAACCAAAATGCGTATGCGGGCCGGTGGAGTTGCCACTACGCCCGCTTATGCCGATCTGTTGCCCGCGCTTGACCCGTGCGCCATTCTTCAATGAGAACCCGCCAAGGTGGCCATAGAGCGCGCGCGAGCCATCATCGGCGGTTACGGTCGAATAGTGCCCGTAGCCGTTGGGGTCTTCCAGATTGGCTATAACGCCATCAATCGCGGCGGTGACGGGCGTTCCCATCGGTGTGCCGTAGTCAACGCCCTTGTGGAAGGCGCTGGCACCGGCCTTGGGGCGCTTGCGCGGGCCGAAGCCACTTGTGACGCCAAAGCTTGTGAAAGGCGCTGAGGGAGCCCTAGGGGCGTATCCGGGGGATGTTGAAGCGAAACCCGCCGGTAGCGTCTCCGCTACCGCCTCCCATGATCCCGGAGACAACATTAGGGGGGAGAATGTCGGGCGCAGCGTCCTCGCCGCCCACTTCGCGCGGGATGCGATACTGTGAACCGCCAATCATGGTGTAGGACGGGCTTACAACATCCTGCATTTGCGCGAATTGCCGCTTTTGCTCAGGGGTCATGGCGTTCCATGCGTTGAGCTTGGCAATCATTTCCGGCGTATCCGGCTTTTCGAACCGCTGGTCGGTTTCCTTCTTCCACACATAGTCATCGCGCTCTTGCTGCCGCTTGGCCGCTTCCGCAGCCGCAGCCCGCGCCCGCGCCCCGATGTTCGCTCCGAACTCCGCGCCCGCGCCATATTCGCCCTGCGCAATCGCCGCAGCGCGAAGCAGCATATTCAGGATGTCCTCGCCGTCATAACCCGAGCCAAACAGCCCGCCCTTGCCCTGCTTGCCCCTCGGCATGGCCGCATAGCTGTTGATGGCGTCCTGCGTGCCGGGATCGGCCCCGAACAGTCCGCGGGGGCGGTTCATGTCAAACAAACCCATTGCTTACACCTTAGAAAAATGGAGCCGCAACCGAGGCAATGCCAAGCAGCCCGTTCAACAGGCCCCCGTTGCTTTTCTGCTGCGCGTTCGTGTCGCTGTTCACGATATTCCCGGTCTGCGTCGCGATGACGCCCGGATTGAGCAAGCCGCCCGCCGTCTCCAACTGCGTAACCGGGGCCATCGTCGCCGCGTTGTCGAGCGCGTAGAGGTTGTTGCCCAAGGCGAGCTGCGTGTTGAGATCGGCGCGGTAGGTATCGGCACCGGCCCCGCCAATCGCCGCCAGCGCCTGCGCCGCCGCCAGTTCCTGCCGCTTCTGTTCCAGCGCCAGCGCATTGGCTTGTGCCGCCTCGAACTGGCTCTGATCCTGCGCCAGTTGCGCGTTCTGCATCGCCATCTGGTTTTGCGCCTGCATCGCCGCGATGTTCGCGCTGGTCGCATTGGCCGCGTTGGCAATAGCCGCTTGGTTGGCCGCGTTCGCGCCGAACTGTCTTGCATTGTTCGTGCCGGTCGTATCGAACTGCGCCCAGTTGCCCGCCTGCTGCCATGCATTCGAGCGCAATTGCGCATCCGCCGTGGCACGCGCCCGCGCTAGTTCCGCGTCTAGCAGGGTAGCGCCGATCTGGCCGCGCGAATCCCCGCCCATGAACGCGCCGGCCTTGGCGTATTGCGCCTGTTGCGCCGCTTTCTGCCGTGCCGCGTTGGCGTCGAAGTCGGCAAGCGTGGTATCGACCAAGGCCCCAAGCGTCGGGTCAAGGTAGCGGTTGAAGTTGTCCATCATGGACGCGGCATCATAGCCCGACGAACCTGCCGAGCCCGCGCCATCGCCCTTGACGTATTCCGCCGACGCCCCCTTGGTCGCCGCCGGGGTGAGGGGATTGCCGACCGAATTGGCCGCAATCTGCGCCGCCTGCCCGTAGATCGGGCTCGCGCCAAACAGTCCCCCGGTATTGTTGAATGCCGCCTGCTGAATGGCATTCATCGGCGTGACGAAGGAATTGGGATCGGCGTTCAGATAGTTCTCAACGCCGTTGTAATAGCCGAAGACCGGATCGCGGATGGCCGCCGGGGTTTGCGGCTGCGTGGTTGCCGACGACTTTTCGTTCGTCGTCTTGCTCGAACCGCCCATTAACGCCCCCCGTTAAAGAACCCGCCCCAGATGGAGCGGGGCATGAAGTTTTGCGGTCCTTGCGGGCCGGTGGAATCCGCCGGGTTCGTGTCCGTGTAATTGGTATAGCGCGGCGCACTGCTGAAACCGCCGAACCCGCCCGAAAAACGCTGCAACATCTGCCATGTTTCGGGAGACAGGAACTGTTGCAAATTGCCAAAGGGAAAACCGCCGCCAAAAGCGGTCGGAATGCCAAAGCGCATCGGCGGGCTTTGTTCCTGCGTCCCGTGCATCGCGAACTTTGCCAGCTTTTGCATGACCGGGCTTGCCGATGACGTGAACGGCGTGGGGCTGCCCATTGGCATCGGTTGCGGATTGACCGGGGCCTGCTGCGGCATTTGGGCCGGGGCAGATGGCATTGGGGCAGCGGGCATCGGGGCCGGTTGCGGGGCCGATGCGCCAAAGGCTGACTTGCTATGGCTGAAATCCGGCGTGAACGAAGTTCCCGTTGCCTGCCGATCGGCAAACCAGTTGGGGATTTCCGGCGTTTGCGCCGAATAATCGACAAACGGGGTTACCTTGGGTTCCGCCGCCTTTGCAGGTCCGCCACCGCCCATATCAAAGCTCCTTCAACAACAATGTCTGATAATGATGAAATTCAGGCAGCTCGCGCCGCCAGCCATCGCGTCCTGCCACAAGGACATGCGTTGCCCCGTTCGCCCGGCCCCATTCCGTTGCCGCTTCGTGCATTGGGCCGAGGATGTCGCTTTTCTTCCCCGCCGCCGCGATGACTTCGATTGTCACCGCGCCGCCCGGCCATGCGTTCAGTTGCGTCACCATCGCCGCGTCATCGGTAGCCCAGAATTGCGCCAGACCCGCCGAAAGCAGGCTGTCAACATGCTCAATCGGGATCAGAGCCGCGTTGTTCGCCCTGGCGAGCCGATGCCGCCACTTGACGTATTCCACTAGAACTTGCCCGTCTGGATCACATCGAGCGAAGGCTTGCCGATCCGCATGAAGGCCGGGGCCGACGAACCGGAGAACTTGAACGAGGCCAGCCTTCCCGAAAGCAGGAAGTCTTTCTTGTTGGCATTGGCGGTCAGCGAATACGGACCCTTGGTCCGGGCCGTGTCCTGCGGGTAAGCCTTGGTATAGACCGTCAGGCTTACAGTCCCCTGCTGGTCCTCGAAGTCGGGCCAGATGCCCCGGCATTCCGCCCAATTCTCCGCAGTGCCGATGCCGATATCCGAAGACGTCAGCGACCATTCAAGCGCGGAACCGTCAAGGTCGTTCCCGCTTTCGTGGAAATAGACCATGCCGCCATAGGTCGCCTTGACCGGAAACTGGATAACGCCCGCGTTCACAGTTGCCGTGCGCGCCATCGTGCCCCGGAACCATGTGCCATCGAGCATGGAAACGGCAACGTACCGGCTGTTTTCGCCCGCATCGCCCGTAGTGTCGCGGCTGTCGGGATAGTGCCACCACACTTCCGAGAACTGCGACAGGGCCGAAGCCGCCACCTTGTCCACCTGATTACGGTCGATGTTGTCGCGAAATTCCTTGCCGATGGGCGGGGCTACCAGTTGCACCGTGCCGCCGATTGCCCACGTCCGGAACTGGTAATCGGGGGCCAGCCAGAGCGCCGTTCCGTCCACCACTTCCACCGCGTTGGGTCCGACAAGCCCGCATTCATCGGCCACCTTGTCAAAGGAGAATGTCTGTTGCGGCAGGCCCCGGTATTCGGCGAGATACAGGCTCTTGGATGTCCAGACCGCGACATAGGGACCGATGACCCGCGCCGCGACAATCCGGCCCGCCGCCGCGTCTAGGATGTATTGCCCGGCGTTGCTCGCCGCGCCCGATGTCCAGTTGGTGTTGTCCTCGATCTCGCTCCATCGGATGCAGTTCGGGTTGAAGTCCCCCGATACTTCCTCGTTGCAGCCAAAGGCCATGACCTGCCGCTGCGGAGTAGTCAGGGCGAACGTGACCGATGTTGGCGCGTTGGTGATTGCCGCCGCCGGGCTTCCCGTGTTGCCCTGCCATTCGTAAATCGTGCCGCCGCGCGGATTGGCGATGAGGTAGCTTCCCCATGTCGAGAGCGCCCATGTTCGGCAATACCAGCTCGTTGACGAACTGGACCATGTTCCGGAACTCCATGTTCCACGCCCCCATCCGCCACCGCCGCCCGTGCCGCCAACGCTGTCGATAGAGCCCGCAGAGAGCCCAACAGGTGTGATGTCGTAGAGCGCGCCGCCTTGCCATACCTGGAGCTTGGAATGCGTTCCAAAGGCCATGATGGAACCGCCGGAGGTTTTGCCGAGCGGCAGGATGTTGCGGCAGACGCCGGTAAGCGATGCTCCGTTGAGCGCATCGACGCAACCGCCGATCACTTCCATCTTGCCCAGCCACGGGCGCACGTTGTTGCCGTCCGACCAGCGGACGGAGGCAAAGTCGGTATCGTCCGAGGCGATGCCGGGGGCGATCTCTATGGGGACTCTCATGCCGGTTTCAACGCTATGAGGATGCCGCCGTTATTAAACGGGTTAGTGCCGGTAATGCTGCTGGCCCGCGTGCCGGTCGCACCTGCCGCCACCTCTTGCCAGAAACCGAAAATGGCCCGGGAGCCAGGCGACTCCGATACCAAGGGGACCATGCCGGATGGCGTGGACGCGGCAAGCGACGTTCCGTTAAACAGGGCATAGGCGGCGATCAGGACGCCCCCCGCTGCCGTAATCCCGGTTATGGCAAGCGAGCCGTCGCCGTTCAGCGTGGTAACAGATGCGCTGGCCGTGTCGTATTGCAGCCCTCGAAGCGTGGCGATGAAGCCAATCTCCGCGCCGCTTCCCGAATAGGTGAACGTGTAACTGGCCCCCTCGCCGGATGCGACCTTGTAAGCCGCGCGAAGGTTCGGGGTGGCCCCTTGGTCAATGATCTCGGTCCAGCCGCTATCCCCGGTCCACGTTCCCCCGTTGCCGCCAAACATGACGGCAACCATGATGTCGCCATCTACCGTTCCGGTGGGCTTGCTGATTGCTACAGTGCCGCTCCCCGAGCCCGTGGCCACAGCCTGCACATAGGACCGTGTGGGGAACCCCCCCATTGCGGACGCGAGCCCCGGCAGCATCAGACCACACCCTTGACCAGATTGCCGAGGATGGATGTCGCCGAAAGCACCGTGTAGAACAGCACGTCCTTCGCGCCCGCCGCCGTCGAAAGCACCGGGGCGGAACCGCTGGCAAACTCCCAGTTGCTTGCATAAGCCAGCGTGCGCGAGCCGGTGCCGTCCTGCGTGATAGCGATCCAGCCCGATTGCCCAACCTTGGGATTGGTCGGGTTGCCCAGCGTCCGGTTGCCGCCCAGCGTGACCGTCCCGTTGATGAAGGTTGACATGTTCAGCGCAATCGTCGCGGCATCGGTCAAGGCCACCGTTGCGCCCGCAGCCCATACCTGATCGGTTGACAGCGCCTTGTCGGCGGTATTGTCGAGAAACTGCGCCGTTGTGGTTTCGTCGATAACCGCAGCCGAGCCGAGGCCCAGCGTCGTCCGCGCGGTCGCCGCGTTGGCATCGTCGATCAGCGTAAGCCCGAAAGCCGAAACCGCGCTGGATGCCAGCCATGCCGAAGCGTAAACCACATTCGAGCCGGTCGAAATGATCCACTGCGTCTCGCCCGCCGCAACGCTGGCAGTCGTCCCGGAACCCGTGGTAAAGGTAAGCGTGCCGGAAGACGCATTCCTGACCAGTTTGGCGTGCCCGGTGTTCGGAATCGTCACCGTTCCGCCCGTGCCGCCGGTCACGTTATAGACCATCGGACGCTGTTCGTCGGTCGAATAGTCGTTCGTGGTCGGCGTCTTGGACGTGGAAACAGTGAAGGATGAAACGCCGAACGCCTCATCGATCATATCCCAGTCGTTCGTATTGACGCGGGTGCCCCATGTCGTATCGTTTTCGCCCGCCGCCTGCTTCTCAATGCGGATGCGTGTCGTTGCAGTTGATGGCATGTGTTTTCCCGTCAGAACATAAGGAGCATGTTGGTCGATGCAGCAACGATGGTGTAGGTGATGATGATTGCGCCCTGCGAACCGTTGCCGCCATTGCCGGACGTTGCCCCGGCCCCGCCACCGCCGCCGCCGCCGCCATAGGAACCGCCGGCAGCACCGTTGCCGCCTGTAGCGCCTGTATTATTGGAGCCGCCGCCACCGCCGCCACCGCCGCCCGAACCGGCAGTACCGCCCGCCGTGATAGACTGTTCGGTGCCTGCGCCGCCCTGACCGCCGTTATAGGCTGCTGCCGAATTGGTATTTCTGCCTGACCCGCCGCCGCCACCGCCGCCATTCGCCCCGGCGGACCCACCGCCGCCAGCGTTACCCGCGCCACCCGCCGCGCCTGAATAGGTTAAGCCACCGTTCGCACCTTTAATGGATGTGGAACTACTGCCGCCGCCGCCTACGCCGCCGCCCCCGCCCCCGCCGCCATCGGCACTGGTCGAAAATCCGTTGCCGCCGCTGCCGCCTGTCGCGGTATCCTTGGCAGCAGCACCGCCGCCACCGGCACCGTTTCCGGTACTGCCGCCTGTACCGGCATTGCCGCCCGTTCCGCCCGCGCGTGTCGTTGTACCTATGGCCCCGGTAGTGGAACCGCCGCCGCCGCCAATAGAACTTGTGGAACCGCTCCCGCCCTTCGCCAGCGCACCATCCGAGCTTGCAGCAGGTGCGGAATTAGCGGACTTGTTAAACCATGTCTGCCCGCCGGCCGCGCCGTTGGTATTAGATGCCGCCCCCCCTGTGCCGGCAGAACCGATGCTGATGAATGCGCTGGATATACCGGACAGGGAAATTGAGCTTTGTGACCAACCGCCGCCACCGCCACCGCCGCCTGCCGCCGAAAAAGCGCCGTTAGTAGGACGCCGCCCGCCGCCACCGGCACCGATCACCGTAATTGTGGCATTGACAGAGGTGTCTATGTCACCGGGGACAGTCCAGGTTGTGCCTGATGTAACGAGGACAGTCTTGGTGGCCATTACGCGGTGCCCACGCAGCGCCACTTTGATGCTGCGGCATTCCAGACAAAGCCGACATCGAGCCGGTTAGTCGTCACGGTAGTGGTCGGAAGGGCAACCGTTGACGCCTCAAAGGACGCGCCCCATGTGATTGCCCGCGCCGCCGTGCCAACGACGTAAATCCAAAGTTTCTGTCCGTCTACAGGCGTTCCGCTAAGGTTCGTGGTGAAGGAGGTTATGTCCACCGCCTGCGCGGTCAGCCCGTAAACGTCATAATTATCGGTATTGATCGTGGGCGTGGCTGAGGAAGTAGTTGTGCCTACACGCGGGTTGACCCTCTTGTTGGTCAGCGTCTCTGTGCCGGTCAACGAGGCTGCATCGGTGATGCCATAACCCGATAGAGTCGTCGGGTTTGTTCCAGCCGTGACCCGGCCTTTGGCATCGACCGTAACCGACTTGTAGGTGCCCGCCGAAACACCGCTATTGGCCAGCGTAACCGTGATTCCAGCCGTCCCCGATCCGGTAGCGTCCCCGGACAGGGTTATCGTCTGGTCCCCGCTGTTCGTCCCGGTTAAGCCCAGGTCGGTTTTCAGCGTGGCGAGCGTCTGGACTTCCGGCGCACCCGCTCCCGCCGTCTTGCGGTAAATCAGGCTTGCCGTCGCCATGTTCGCCATCTTGGCGAGCGTCACCACTCCCGCGTCAATCGTCCATGTCGCACCGGACGCGGAAACGGTAATATCGCCCTTGTCACCATCGGAAACGCCTCCACCCCCCAGAGCCGCCCATGCCGTGCCGTTGGAGCGCTTCACTTCGCTTGTGGTGACATCCCATACCAGCGCGCCGGTCCAGTCCGCCGCCGAAGGCAAGTCCGCCGTGGCAATCTGGTTCAGCACAATCGGGCTGTCCCATTGCGTGCGCAGGCCCGATCTGATGTTGCGCAGGATGCCGTCAAGCCAGGAGGGGGCTCCCGGCGGGGTGAACAGGTTCATTCGTAGTTGATGTTGTAGGCCCGGCGGCGATGACGCGGGCGCAGCTTGGTTTCCAGCCTGCGCGCCGTCTCGCGCTTGAGCTTGTTGAACACTTCCTGCACTTCGGCAATCGCGAGCTGCGTGCCTTCCGGATCGCGGAACTGACCCCGGTAAAGCGTCATCTTTGTGCGCGCGACGATCAAGTCCTGCGCTTCGTCGGTCCAGATGCTATCGTCGGCATCCAGCGCCGGAGCCGCCACCTGTGCAATCCCCGTTAGTTGCAGCGTGTAAACCGCGTCCGGGGTGGGGTAGAGCTTCAGCGCGTCGTTGTAATACGCATAGCCGCGAGGCAGGCTTTCCTCCGTGCCGAAGTCGAGATCTTGCAGCGTGACCTCGATAAGTTCCGTGCCATATGCCGGGACAGTTACCCGGTCCACACGGCGCATCGTCGCGGGAACGTCCACAGTCTGCGTGCTAGCAACCGTCGCGACGGTCGTTACCAGTGAGTTGAACCAGAACTTTTCATCAGCGTAAAATTCGCACGCGCGCTGGATATGGATCAGCAACTGGCTGGCAAGGTCGTCTGACAGGTCGTCGCGCACCATCTCGGCGATGATGCGGGTTTTCAGGTCAGCCAGCGTTGCCATGTCAGGTAATGTCCGGGAGGGTTACGCTCGCAGCCGAAGCCTTGAGGGTTTCAGCCTGGTCCAATGCCGTCTGCTTGTCATGGTCCCGGACCATCGTGCGCAAGTCGTTGATGACCCGCAGACGAAACCACTCGATAGCCTGCGCGTTCGTCGGGGTCGGATTGGCCTGCGTTGCCGCCTTGGCCTTCAACGCGGCAAGGATGCGCGGCCCCTGTCCATCGGGATAGGTAAGGCTAAGGTTGAATGTCGCCATCGTCCGTCCCTATCCTGCTGCGCAAATCGTTGCCGAGATGGCCTGAAAATGTCTTGTAGCCGACATGGCCCATACTGATTTCCGGATCGACCCAGAGCCGCCCGCCCATGTCGCGCCATCGGCGGCAGAAGGCGTAATCCTCGCCCATCTTGTGCTTGCCGATGCGGTAATCCGCAAACAGTGCCCAGGCTTTGTGATCCGGCGCGTTCTCTACATAGAATTCGCTGTCCGGATACTGCTCGCGCATGTCCTCCAGAACCTTGCGCGTGAGCTTCACGAAGCCGAACGGAACGCCGTTGCTTTCCAGCAGGCCGGTTTCCGGATCGGCCCACAATTCGCCTTGCGCGGTCCAGTTCAGGCAATAATTGATCGGGTCGCGGCGCTGCGGGTAGATGCCCGCCACGAAGTCAACCGGATGATCCAGCAGTTTGAGTAGCGCGCCCGCTTCCCAACAAACATCGCTGTCAACAAAAACCAGCGTGTCGCAGTCGGTTTCGAGGAACTTCGCGACAATCAGCGCCCGCGCATCGGCAATCAAGGCGTTGCCGCATTCGTCCATCAATACCCATTCGTCGCCCCGGTCACGAAGCGCCAGAAGGTCGGTGAACAGGGAGCGCATTGTGCCGAGGTGGATGGTTCCCGAATAGGCGGGAATGGCCACCATGACCTTCATAGCGAACACCGCGACGGCTTCACCGCCTCAAGAATGAACATCAAGGAATGATCCGTTTCTTCCATCCACGCGATGTCAAAATCCGCCTTGTAGATGTTGCGGAAGTCCGACATCGGCGTCTTGCCTACCTGTGCGTCGTAAGTAGGCTGGTTAAGAAAGATCAGGCTTTCGCGGGCGACAATCCGCCTGTGACTGGGATCGCCCCAAGCCCAAACGCTTGAGGGAAGCGGGACTGTGCCCATGAATGCACCGCCCGGCTTCAATACCCGCCAGAAGTCCGACCACTGGCTAAAGAAGAACCGATAGTCGCCCTGCGCCCCGGTATGTTCCAGCACTTCGTAGGCGTGAATTTCATCGAAGCTGTCATCGTCGAATGGCAGCGGGCCGCTTTCGAGGTCGAACACAACGTCCGGGTTGTGATCCGAATTGTGATCCAGTGTGGTGAGGGCGGACCATTCAGCCCGCCCCCCCCGTTGTAGCTTCTTGGCGCGGTTTGAGCCGCATCCAATCAGTAGCTCACGCAATGAGGTTCAGAGCCTGCAAGCGCGAGATGATCGAATTGACCGCCGTGGCAATATCCGTGGCGGTCGGCGTGGTCGCAAGGGTCGTAACCGCTGCACCGCGCGCGATCGGAGTGGTGAGGCCGTAAAAGCCGATCTTGTCCGTCGAGGAACGCCCAAGCAAAACACCGTCATCATTGCCGGTGCCGAGATATTCAACAGCCATTGCTGTATCCTTTCACAAAGAGGCGGGGCCGGTGTTACCCGGCCCCTGTTGGTTACGGGGTGTAGTGGTGACGGGTGGCGAACTGCGGACGCAGCGTCTTGTAGCCGTAGAGGCATTCTATCCTGCACGGGAACATGTCATTGTTGATGTCATAATCCCGGACAAGGCGGAGCGAGATGCCGTCCATGACTTCGCGGCGCGCCATGTCCACGCCCTGCGGCATCACAAGGTCCGCAGTCACGAAGGTGAATGCGTCCTGCTGATACAACAGCGACGTGGTGTAGGCGGTCGAAGCCGTGCCACCGACCGCGACAGCCTTGCTGGCACCCGCCGACACGATGGTCACATTCTGGGTAGCACCCGAGGTCACCGGAGTCGGCGAAACGGTGATGTTGCCATTGCCGCCGGAATAAGCCGCAGTCACGACGAATTGCTGCAAGACGCCGGTCGAGGTCTTGGTTTCGGGGTGAACCGAATAGACGCCATCAATGGTAATGACATCGCCCGCCACCAGAGTGCCGGAACCGCCGGTAACGGCAACGGTAGCCGAACCGGAGGTAATGCCGGTCGAGGTGTTGACCACATAGGAGCCGTTTTCGCCGCCGGTCGTGAAGTTCGGCCAGAGCGTGTTTTCCATGAAGTCGAAGCCAGCGGCCCGTCCCATGTAGCCTTCCTTGTACTGCTTGGAGAGCTGCGCCTGGTCGTTGAACAGCGTCTTCGTGTCAGCCACAAGGTCCGCCATGTCCTGCGGGGTCATGTTGGCCGTGCGGTTGTTCAGCGGGGCAAGGCCGCGCTGCATGAGCACGCGCCCGGCCAGAACGTCCGCGTAGGTGATTCCGCTGCCGTAGACCGAATTGTAAACGTCCTTGAACATGGTCATGGCATCGGCTTCGATGGCCGCAGCCAGCGTTGCCATTGCAGGCTCAAGAATGCGGTCGCTGAAGTCATCCAGGCTCAAGGTAAGCTCCGCGCTTGAAAAGGTCGTGTGAACGCCCTTCTGCGTGGCAACCGTGAGGGTCTGGCTGCTTTCGACCGTATCCTGCACATCCAGCGTCTTGCCGGTCGTGACGGTGTACTGGTTCGGCATACGAATCTTGAGGCTATCGCCGATCTTCGCGCCGGACTTGGCAAAGCTGTCATCGTACTGACGATTGATCGTCGAGATGAAGTTCAGCTTCTGGTGCAGGATGGCAAGCGCCGCCCGCGTGATTTTGACATCAGTCAGAATGTTAGAGGCCATGGGAAAAAATCCATCTAAGGGAATGCCGACGCCTCCCGGCGTGGGCTATTCGAGGGTTAGCGTTTTGCCCGTCGCTCGTTGAATCGCTTGGCCCATTCATCGACGCTCAACCTGTCATCCAAGCCACGCGGGGGCGCATTGCCCGTTGTGACCTTGGCGGCAGGCTTGACCGATTGCTGAACTTCCACTTTGCGTGCGACTTGCTGTTTCTTCGACGCCTGCCGGAACTGGTAGGCATCGTGCAGCACCTGGATCATCCGGTGATCGACGATCCCGGGGCCGATTTTGCGGCCCGTGTTCCTGTCAAACCCGGTCAACTCCTCGTAGGAGAATCCGTAGGACTGCATGGCGTGGTTCTGGAGAGCCTGAGCCTTTTCCTGTCCCCAACCGGGAATTTTCGCCGCAAGCTCGCGCTGGCCCTGTTCGATCAGCCTGGCAGTTTCCTGCTGCTGGACGAATGTACGTTGCTGCGATGCCTGCTGGTATTGCGCGATGGCATTCAAGCGGGCGTCTTTCACCTGCTGGAACTGCCGCCATGCGCGTTGGGCTGCCATTGGGTCGGTTTCTTCCCAAGTGTCCCAATCAATCGTGTTGAAGTCCGCAATCTGCGCGTCGATGGCACTGATTGCCGCCGCTGACTGAATTTCAGCCTGCGTCACCTGCTGGACCTGCGCCAGAGTAGCTTCGACCTGTCGCCGGGTGTCCGCCAGTTCCTGCGTCTTGCGGGTGTAATCCACTTGCATCAAGATTTCGTCTTTGAGTGCAGCGGGGACTTTGTAAGCCTTGCCGTCCTTGACGATCTCGGCAAAGTCCTCTTCCGGTTCCGGATCGGCTTCCTCGATAGGATTGCCGTCCTCGTCCAGTTCGGGTTCTTTTGCCTCGGTTTCCGTGTCCTCGACTTCGGGCAGGGCCTCGACTTCCGGGGCCTCCTGGGCCTCCAGATTGGTCTCGTCGTCCATTATGGGTCTTTCTGTGAGAAAGCCGACGCCTCACGGCGTGGGCGGTTAGGCCAGTCCCATCGGGTTGCTGGCAGGGGGTTCCCCTTGCGGGGCCGTCATGGCTTGGGGTTGCTGCGCGCTCATCAGCGCCGACAGTTCCTTTACCTTGACTTCGTGGGCCTTCGTCGCGGCCTCTTGTTCCTTGATGTCCAGTTCGCGATTTTTCAGCGCCCATTGCTGCTTAAGCGCCTCGTTTTCGGCCATCAGTTCCTGTAGCTTTTGCTGCCCGGCCTGTAGTGCCTGCTGCATCTGGCCCATCTGCTGCTGCACCTGTTCCGGCGGCACGCCCTGCTGCGGCGCAGACATGCTTTCCAGCTTGTCCGCCGCTTCGTCGGCTCCGGGCCAATCGGAGTTGCGCAGATACATCGGGCCAAGGACCGGCGCGGCTGCGGGAAAGGCGCGAATGACCTCGACCAGTTCCGCCCGCGTTTCCTCCCTCTGCGTGCCGAACGAAGGTCCAGCCTTGACAACAAGGTCATACTTGCCCGCCGTCAAATCATAGATGCGCTGAATTTCCTGCGCCTGTTCCATGCCGGGGGGCATCTGCGACGCACCCGGCTCAACCTGGACATTCTGCGGCTCCATGTCCTCGCCCAGAATGCGAATAACGCGGGCAGTGCTGTAAACCTTCGGGATCAGGTCCAGCAGGATGCGCCCCGCCTGCCGGATCGAACGCGAGAGGTTATCAATGAAATGGTAAGTGGCAACATCGCCCTGCCGCTGGCGCTGCCGGATCGCGACGCCGCTGGTTTCATTCGACCGCTGGCCCAATGAGGCATCATAGATGCCCATGATGGCCTTCATGTCATCAATCGCCGCAATGGCCTGTTGCAGTTCGCCCGCCGAAGGCCCGGCAAAAGGCTGGCGCTGTGGCGGTATCTGCCCCTTGTAGCTTATGAAGGCGTGGCTGGCATCATTGGCGGTTGACCACTTCTCGACATCGCCATCGAACGCGCCCTCAGGGCCGATAAACGGAACCTTGGGAGCAAGGGCGATGGTTTCCGCCGCCATCGATCGCCAGTAGTTATGCTCGCGCTGTGCGTCCTTGGCGTCCCGAATAAGGCTTTTGTAGGTGCGCTTGCCGTCGCAAACCACTTCGTCGCCATATACCGGGACAATCGGAATATACTTGCCAGGCCATTCGACCGTTTCCAGCACTTCCGCACCTGACAGGACGTATTGAACAACCTTCTTGCTCTTGACCGTGCGCGGCTCGCCCACCGGCTCGATACCCAGCCCGGCAAACAGTTCCGCCGATTGCTTGTATTCGTCCAGTGAGACGACTGTGCCATTCGACAGCGCGATAATCTGGCTTTCCACGTCCTCCCGGTGCCAGTATTCCGCCACCATGACATGCTCGGTATCGTGCCACGGCGCATCAAGCTTGGTATAGCCCAGGTCATCCCAATCCACCGCGTCCTTGCCCTTGTACTTCGCGGCGAAGTCATCCTTGGTCAGGACGGTAGAGACAAAGCAGCAATTCCAATCGCTGCCATCGACACTATCGCTGTCGGGATCGGGAAAAACCGTCAAGGGATCAGCAATGCGCTCGATTACCAAGTCCTGGTCGAACGTGTCATCGCTGGTATAGGCCGTGTTGATCCGGAAATAGCCAAACCCGCCCGAAATGGCCGCATCCGCCGCCGTGTCGTAAGCCACATCCGCATCGCTCGACACTTCGATATTTCGGATAAGGCCCGACATGATCTTTGCGGTTTCCACGTCCGCATTGCTGTCAGCGGGAACAACCGTAATCGCAGGCCGGTTCTGGCGCGCCTCGTTGACAACCTGCCGGATGAACGCCTGCAAGCGGGGGATGACAAGGCAGGGGCGTCCGTCTTCCTCGCGCTGCCGCTTGATCTCATCCGGCCATTGCTCGTTAAGCCGGGCAAAGCGCACGTCATCGCGCCATGCGTCGTGATTGTCAGAGGCCGTATCGGAGGCGCGTTTGTACTTCTCCCGGACTTCGGCCAGGAAGTCTTCGTCGCCGTCTTCGTCGGTCATCGCTGTTCAGTCGTCCCCGCGCCATTGGATCGCAAAAGCCACCAGTCGCGCTCTGTCATCGGCTTGGGCAGTGTGGTTGTGGTCATCTCATCCACCCTCCTTGCCTGTAGTGACGATGCACCGGCTTCACCGCAGCGCGCGGCTCTTCGTAATCGCAGCACATAAGCCCGAACGCATCGGCCCCATGCGATGCCCAATCGTGTTCAGGCCCAAGACCGATATTGCGGTTATCGTCGCGCTTTTCGTGATACCAGCCCAAGGCAGCCAATCCGCCTTCACACTTGGCACCATCGAACCATATCGACGGAAACAGCTTTCTTGCCGCCTCGATGCGCTTGATCGCAGCGCCGCGCCCTTGGTTGGGGATCGTGCGAACCCGGAAACCCGCTGCCCTGATATGATCCTCGAACCGCGTGGCTGTGACCGCATCCGCCTTCGCGCCGTCATGCGGCAAGATACACTCAGCCGTTTCATACCCATTGGCTCGCAGCCAATTCAGGTGCGTTGCCAAGTCCTGCCCAACCGCCTCGTAGTAATCCAGCACATGAACTTTGTGGCCGTGGAACTGCACGATCCAGATGGCCGTCGCGTCCCTTACGCCGATGTCCCAATAGGCCCTGAGCCCCAGCGTGGGGTTGACCGGCAGTTCGGTTAAGCGCCCTTCCTGCCGTGCTGCTGCCAGATGCCGGGCGAAGTAGGCTCCGCTCGACACAGTGACGTAATCGCCTTCCCAGATGTGCTGATACTGGTCTGGCTGCTGCCTCAGGCAGTCTTGCCGCTCCTGCTCCAGCTCTGCCGGAAACCAAGGATTGTCGTTCCAGTTGGCCCGGACAACCAGAGCGTTGGTTGGCAGTTCATCGCCGCGCAACATCTGGTCAACCGCATCGGTCGCCCGGCGAGGATTCCAGCTAAACCACAGTTCCGAACCGGGCGCGCGGATCGTCGGGCGCAACAGGTTCAAGCTGCGGTCAGATACCGTCTGCGCTTCCTCGACCCATGCGACATCAAAGCCTTCGTAAGACTTGATACTCTCGCTTGTGTGATCCTGCAAACCAGCGAAGACGATAAGCCCGCCGCCGGGTGTCTTGATCTGGGCTTCCTGAACGTCAAACATGTGGCCAAGGTTGTTTGCCTCGATCTTGCTTTCGATCAGGCGCTTGGCCGATTCCTTCAGCGACTTCTGGACCTCGCGGCAGCACAGTCCGCGAAAGCCCGGCTTGCGGATGGCCGTTGCCACCATCAGGTCAGCGAAGAACTGGCTCTTTCCGCTTCCGCGTCCGCCGTATGCCCCCTTGTAGCGGGCCGGGTCTAGCAGCGGGTCAAAGACCGGCGCGTAATCAACCTGCACGCCGCCAGACGACTTCGTGAACGTGTTGACCGTCTTCCCCGTTTCCGCTCAACTGCACCGCGCTAAGGTCGGGCACGGACTTGCCTAGCAGGATTTTTGCCGATGCCACTTGCGCGGGCGTCAGTTCGATTTTGCCAAACACATGATCTGTAAGGCGATTTACCAACTGACTGGCTTGAATCTTTGCGCGAATTTCGTCTGTGTGAAATGGGCGCAGCTTACGGGCTGCCATTGTCTCGACTCCTTGCGGTTGGTCGAATGAAAGTTACCAGTCGCCCCGGCCGAGCCAGTCAAAGGCGGTCAGCACAAGGTAGGCCACAGTGGCCCCGGCTATGGCGGCACCGATAAGAGCAACTACGCCCACCACAGCGGCAAAAGCGTAAAGGCTCATGTGCGCCTCCTGAATTTCGCCAGCGCCGCACGTATCCACGCTTGCCGGGAGAGGGCGGCTGCGTTGCTGTTCGGGATCGGGGCGCTGGCAGGCATGAGAGGACATGCCTGATACGAAAAAGCCCGCAACCGTTTCCGGCGCGGGCGCAACTCAAACCATTAACCGAATAGACGCACAGTCCCGTCTAGTTGTCAATAGCCGCCGCCAAACGCTCCCCCGCCATGCGAATGTCGGCGAGAGCGATCTTCATTGCCTGCCGGCGCGGCTCGATCCATGTAACCGTGCCCTTGGCTGTGGCGCGGCGGCGCTCGATTGTGCCGGATCGCATGGCCCATTGCGCAACGGTCATGTCGTCAACCGCTATGGCGCGGGCGATGTGGAGCAACTGGCCCAGCTCGCGCTCCAGCCAGTGCAATTCGCTTTCCCAGTCGCCGCCAAGGCGCATCATGGCCATGCCGGGGGGCAGCCCAAGCGAACCGCCCCCGCCTCCATGCAATGCCGCGTCAAGGCTGTCCCGGCGCGGGCTGGCGTCCACTGCGGTCGCAAGGTCACGATACCGGGCGAGCGCGGCGAACTGGCGCAGGGAGATCTTACCCTTGGCGTGCATGTCGTCGATCACGGCAATGCGGCGATAGGCGCGGGCGCGCTTGCCATCGGCGATCTGCCATGTTTCGGCAAACGCCGGTGCCTGTTCCGGCGTGGGGGTGAGGCCATCGAACGGGTTAGCGCGCTTTGCTTTGCGCCTGACCTTGGTCATTCGGCTGATTCCCCTTTGTTCTGCGGCGGTTGATAAACTGACTAAGGGCGAGTGCGGCTGCTCATGCGGCCCCCTTGGTTGCGCGTTCCATGGCGTGCTTGGTGATCGTGATCATGGGGTGCAGTGCTCCAAATGCGCGCGCCTCACCCTCGTCGTGGGGGTTCGTCCGCCAAGGGCGAAACCCCCTCGTAAGAGGGGAACAGTTCCGTAACAGAACCTCCGTATATTTTTCAATAGCTTAGCCATACGACTTCCGTAACTTCCGTTCAAACTTCCGGTCAATGATTTCAAAGACTTAACTATACTACTTCCGTAACTTCCGTAACATCCGGCAGACTTCCGTAAGCTCATGTGATGGCGTCAATGACGCGCAGCCCCTTCAGTTTGCTGTCGGTGTCGGCGACTTCAATTTCGATGTTTCCGTTCTCCAGCCAGACGGCGATTTGATCGGCCCATTCTTCCGCATGACCGCCGATCTTCCGGGCGAAGATTGCGGGTGCGAAACGGCCATCACCTTTCGTCTGTGGCTTGTTGGAAAGCGGCCTCTTAGACATCCATGCATCAACCAAAATGCCGAATGCCTGGGCTATCCAATCACGGCTGATACCTCCGCCATTCGGCGCAGATGACCTTACAGGCACAAGCGTCGTTATGTCCTCGCCCGGGGCGCTTGGCGTGCCTTCCGACCAGGTATATTTCTCAAGCTCGAAATAGATAGGTTCGCCTTCTTCGGCATCCTTCTGCTTCTCGATCGCAAGGGTGGCGATGCCATGGTCCTTCGTGAGACGGATTGCTGCGTCACAAGCGCCAAGCAGCACCGACGACCCACGCATACCACGGTCCTTATCCTTGCCGCTGTGGTGGACGCCGATACTGGCTCCACCAGCATGTTGGCGGACACGATCACAGGCCGCGACAAAGCGGCTCATGGTGTCCTGCATGTTCTCATCGACGCCGGCAATCGCTCGGCTCACGGTGTCAATCACAATCAGGCCGATATCGAAATTCAGGCGGCGCTTGGCCTCGTCTATCGTGCGAATGAGCTTGGCGAGTTCAGCATCATCCATGAACTGCACCGCGACCGGCAACAGCATGAAGCGCGCATCGTGCAAACTCACACCATGCTTGAGCCGCCATCCGGTGATGCGCTTTCCGATACCCCGCGCGCCTTCCCCGGCGATGTATAGCACGCCGACCGGCTTCGTGCGGATGCCGTGCCAGTCCATACCAAGGGACAGCCGCAATGCCATGTCGAGCGTGACAAACGACTTCCCGGCTCCGGGATCGCCATAGATGATGGACAATGACTCCGCGCCGATCATGCCATGCACCAGCCATTCCGGCGGCGGCATTTGTTCCAGTTCGGCGATTGACAGAAGATCGAAAGTGCCGCCCGTGTTTAGCGACTGTATGGGTTCGATGGCCCGCGCGACGATCTCGATCGCGCTTGGCGCTTCTTCGCTGGTGTTGACCAGTTGAACCTGCGCCTCGGCGAACGCCGCTAGCAAGCGCCGGCGATGGGCGAGGTCGGCGATTTGATCGGCCAGGGCATCGACCATGCCGACGTCGCAATTGCACAACTGGGCGAGATAAACCACGCCGCCGACAGCTTCGATATCAGGGTCTTGCTCGAACAGCGGCCTTATCAAAAGTGCGCCCGATCTGCGCCCTTGACTGGCGGCCGTGTGCAGCGCGTCGAAAATGCGAGAATGCAAAGGTTCGGAGAAGTCGGCGGCCCTGCATCGCAGGTCGGCCGCGATGTCGCTGTTATTCAGGCACGCTCCCAGCAGCGCCTGTTCTGCTTCAATGTTGGTGAGGCTCGGCATTGAATTGCCGCCGATAGGAATAACGTCCGCCATCACGCCGAGATCCTCCCCGCCTTACGCAACCGGTAAGCCTGCGATGCCCTGCGCTCCAAGGCGCGCCGGCAGGTTGCGCAGCGCGGGCCGATATCGCCGTCGCGGCTGTTTTCAGGCGTGCGGGGATGGCCGCAGCGGAAGGTTTGCGCGATCACGCCACCACCTCCCGCACCGGAGCACCGATGGACCGCAACACGCTGACCGCTTCCTCGGCACTGCTGACCAGCGCGACGGGGAAACCATATTCCTTGAGTCGCAGCAGCCATTCCGCCTGGTTGTCGCTCGCCTTGCCGCCGAGGCGCTTCCATTCGAAAAAGCAGATCCCGCCACCTGGCCACAGGCACAGGCCATCGGGGAAACCCTTGGTCATGCCTTCGCGCTGGGCCTGCCGCGTGGCGTAGCGCCCCCGCTTGGCAGCGTTCGGCACGGCAACCCACTTGATCGCAGGCGCGTGGATGCGCAGCCAGTTGCGGAAGCCGACGACGATATCGGCCTCGGTCGACTTGCGGCGGGTGGGGGTGACAGGTTTTGTCACGCGGCGAACCCCGCAAACAAGTCCGGCGCTACGCCCATGCAATGCGGAGAAAGCCACAGGCGCTCCCGGCTCGCGTTTTCGCGCCCCCGGCCTTCCCCTTGCGAACCGTATCCACCACGCGCTTTCCAGGCGACCGAGCGCCAGCCCATATCTTCCAGCGCATTGTGCTCGCCGTCGTATCCAGCAAGCACGATTCGTATTGTTGGGTCGGAGCCATTCGCGGCACACCATTCTCGCACATCGGCCGCGACCGGGCTTTCCATGGTATAGACCGCGGCGCGTTCGTCCTGGTCATATGGCGGGTCGAGAAACACGCCACTCGTCCCGCCTCCTGCGTCAAGCACCGCTGGCCCGGTCACGCGGCTCCAGTCGCCACAGGCGATACGCACGTCGCGCAGCCGGTCATGGAGTGCGGTGATCCATTCGAGGATGAAGAGCTTGCGGTTTACGCCCCTCCCCTCGGACAGGTGGGGAAGCTGGCGGTTTACGCCTTGAGCCGAGGACAGGTGGGGAAGCTTGCGGACGTCGCGCAATTCACCGTCAAGCGATATCCACGGTCCCTTGCCGCTGCACCATCCCGAGCCGATCCAGTTGCATGCGCCCCACAGCCACCATCCGGCCGCCTTGGCGTCGAACCAATCAGCATCTCCCATCAGGCGCTCGGTCAGGCGCTCGCGCTGTCCCACAAGCCATACGTGGCGCGCGTGCAGGTCGGCCTCATTGCACGGCCAGTCGGCTTCCTCGGCAAGGGCTTCTGGATCATGCTTCGCAGCGCGCCAGAAATTTGCGACCATGCCGTCGAGATCGTTGACCGTCTCGAAGCGCGGCGCATGCGGACGCTGGAGCAGAACCGCGCCGGAACCGAAGAACGGCTCGACATAATGCGCGACATTTCCCAGCGCGGCCCAAACCTGCGCCGCGACGTCGCGCTTGCCGCCGAAGTAGGGGAACGGGGCCTCGAGGCTCACGCCCCCATCCTCCGACGCATATCCTCGGCGGCGATCTCTGCCTCGACCAAAGCGGGATGCAGCCCATGACTGCGCGCCAGCGAACCGGCGTCCGGCGGCCACTTGCACCACATCAGCTTGTCGCGAAGCAGGGTGAGTTGCTGCGCCTGCGTGATCGCCTTGTTCGGGCGGCGCTGGGGGCGGCTCATGCGCGCGCCTCCCGCAATGCCGCGACGAAACGCGCGTTGGCCTCACGCATCATCGCCTTGATCTCCCATGGCGTAAGCGCCTCGTATTGATCCTCCAGCGACAGGGTTGACGCCCTGTCCTGTTCGTTCAGTTTGCGGCACGCCTTGCACACACGCCCACCGCTAGGCCGAACGTAGAGGTTCTCGCCAATCATCGGGTGCCCGCGCTTGCAGTGCGTCTTGAGCAGGCCATGCGTGGAAGGCTTGGGTTGATACACAGGCCTTTCGCGCTTGATCCCCCGGCGATGCAGTTCACGGAACACGGACATCGCGGAAACGCCGATGCGCCGGGCGATGGCACAGACGGATTCCCCGGCCTCGTATGCTGCAACCGCGCCTTCGCGGTCGAACTCTACGCGGGGACGGCCTCCGGCGTGCTTCATGCGGCCAACGCCCCCCGCAGCGCCATCTCCAGCGCGAACGAGCCGCGACGCATGGCCGCTTTGTGGGCGAGTTCACTTGGCTCTGGCTCGTCCCTGTTGCAGGCGACGGGCTTGACCCGCGCGACAATAGCCTGCTCGCGCGTGTTCCATACCGGCGGGCGATCCTTGCGGTCGAGCGGGCGCGGCGGGCCGTAAACCTCGCGCCCTTCGTCCAGGGCGCGCAGACGGGCGGCGTAATCGGGATCGCGCGCGGCGATGTCCGGCACGCGGGCGATGCCGTGCATGACGCTGGAATGATCCTTGCCGCCAATCAGCCGGCCGATTTCGGGAAAGCTGCGCTGGCGCCCGCCGCCGGTCAGGTGCTTGCGCAGCAGCCAGTAGGCGGCGAACCTGGGCTCGGTAAACTTGCGGTGGCGGCGCGGCGAGCGCAGTTGTTCCACGGTCAGGCCGAACGCGGCGGCGGTGCGGCGGATGATGTCTTCCGCGCCGGAGATGACAGTTTTTGTCACGCCACCCCCCGCACATCGGCAAACATCCGATGCAAAGCGGCTTCCAAGGCATAGGTGCCCTTCATCATCGCAAGAAGCGTGATCGGAAACGGTATCCACTCCCCGACCTTCAACACCCTATCGGCAGGCTTCATCGAGCAACCGATTTTTACCTTGTCGAGTGCTCCGGCAAAATAGACGTGAAAACGCCCTTCGTTTTCTGGCGTTATGCGTGGTCCCGACCTCATGCCGCGCGCTCCAGTTCAGCCAGAAGCACCTTCGCCCGCTCATACTTAGCAAGCGTAATGGTCTTGCCGCTCTCAAGATCGGACAGCACTTGCCCGCCGCCCAGCACCTTCGCGGATATGGTCGCGGGCGATCTGTCGATGCGTTTTGCCAGCTTATGGATGCGGGCAATGAGTTGCTCTGTTTCGGACATGTCGCATGATATGTAGAAAACTACACACCCCGTCAAGTAGGTTTCTACACTGCCTGCAAATGCCTGTGATGTGGCACCTTGCGGCAATGGGTATGCGCGCCAGAATCAATGCTGTTCTTGCTGAAAAGCCGGATTTGTCCGTTCGCAGCGTCTCGCTTGCCGCCGGGCTTTCTGACTCCATGCTGCACAAGTTTTTACGCGGTGGAACGGACGACATGAAGATTCATACAGCTGAAAAGCTGGCAGCAGCGCTAGGCGTCGATCCGGTGTGGCTTATCTTTGGTGAGGGCGACCCGGACCGGGCAACCGACATTGCTGATATTGTGGCGCGCATTCCCGCCGAACAGCACGCGTTGGCCCGGCAATTACTAGAGGCGCTCGCCAGGACGGGAACCGACGGTTAGCGCCACCGTGTAATTTTCTACATAAACTGCTTGACGTGTAGAAAACTACGCGCCATACGTGCTTCCAACAAGGAGGCACGCAATGTCAACTTCCCTACTCCCCCACATCGCCCCGCGCGATTTCCAGCCCGCGATCCATCGCGGCTACGCTGCGGGCCTCGATAGCTGGTATTGGTCGCCCTGCACCGCGAACGGTCGCATGGTTGTCGAAATGCTGGAAGGCGAGCGCGATGCGGCGGTAAACGCACGCGCAGGCGGCACCTTCGACGAATGCGAGGCGCAAGGCCGCGCGGCTGAATACCTCGACGCGATGCAGGCCGAGCCCAGCGTACAGGACTGGCTGAACGAGCGGCTTGGCGATCCCATGGAGCATTTCGGCTCGGTCCCGCCGTGGCTTGGCGATGCCCACGCGGCTCGGATCAGGTGGAAGCTGATCTGCAACACGCCGGTGTTGGGAGATGCAGCATGAGCGCGACCCTGACCCAACGCGAGGCGCTGCTGCGCGAAGCCCTGCGCCGGATCGCCGCCGAAGCGGTTGTCCCGCTGGAACTTTGCCCCGACGCCGACCAGCCTAATGGCTGGCGCGACTTGGCATGCGCCCGGATCGACATTGCCCGCGATGCGCTGGCGAAGGCAGGTGTAGCATGAGCGCGCGCCAGGCCCTCCGCATGCACGAAGCTGCGGCGAACGACGCGCGCTCCAATGAATGGGGATACGCCGGACGCAACCGCGAACGTGTGACCGCTGAACAGCCCCTTGTGTTCCAGAATGCCGGTCTGATCGACATGGCTGCTGTCACAACCATGGGCATTAGCGTCAAGGACGGCGACAGTCCCATTGGCTATTTCGGGACTGGACTCAAGTTCGCCATCGCCACCATCCTGCGAAATGGCGGCTCTGTCACCATCTGGCGGGGACTGGATCAATACGACTTCGGCACCGAGCGCGATGAAGTGCGCGGCCAACCATTCGATTTCGTGACGATGAATGGGCAGCGCCTTGGGTTTACTACCCAGCTTGGCCGGACATGGGAGCGCTGGATGGCATTCCGTGAACTGGCTAGCAATTGCCGGGATGAAGGCGGTGAATACTTCCGGTCGGTTCAGTGCGATTGGACGCCCCTGGATGGCTACACCACCATCGCAGCCACGGGCCTGAACGAAGTATGGCCTGACCGCGACAGTATATTCGTCGCCACGGACCCGATTTGCTCAAACGAGCATGCGGAAGTTCACCCCGGCCCGAGCATGTATGTTTATTATCGCGGGGTCCGGGTCCATGCGCTGTCGAGGCCCAGCTTCTATCGCTACAACATAAATGAGACGCTGGAACTGACCGAGGACCGCACTGCGGCAAACCCGTGGGCCGTCGATCTACAGATTGAGCGCTGCATCGGCGCGCTGACCGAAACTCAGATGCTCCGGGACGTTCTGACCTGTGGCGAAACCTATTCAGAGCATCACATGGACGTTCCGAAATGGGGACGACCGGGCGATGCGTTCCGGGCGGTATCGCGCGAACTTGCTCTTGGCGCAGCGCGGGAACTGAACGTCAATCCTGCTGCGGCCGCCTTTGCTCGCAAGTCCGCGATGGACGACGCAAAGCCGGGGCACTCTGTGACGCTCGATCCGGTGAAGCAAAGGATGCTGGACCGTGCCACGAAGATGCTCAGCGCAGGCGGCTTTGGGATTGAGGCGTTCCCGGTCACTGTGGTTGACAGCCTGGGGCCGTCCATTTGCGGTTCGGCACACAACGGCAAGATTTTCCTGTCGCTGCTAGCCTTTGAGAAGGGCACCCGCGAGGTTGCCGCCACTTTGCTGGAAGAGTTCGCGCACCTTCGATCCGGCGCCTCGGACTGCACCCGCCAGTTTCAAAACTGGTTGTTCGACCAACTGCTTGCCCACGTTGAGCAGTCCGCACGGGAGCCATTCTGATGATCCGCCTGGCCCGCGAAACCCTCATCATCGGCGCTGCTGTTGCCGTTTGGGCCTACTGGCTTGCGCTGGTGCTGGGATGACCCGCGAGCGCATCATCCGCGTGCCGGTCCTGCGCGCCGACCAGCGCCCGGCCCATGAGCATTTCGTCGCCCGCGTCACCGCGAGCATGATCCGCGAGCATGGCAGCTACGAGGCCGCCCGCGCCGCACTGCAACTTCGCACCGTCCGGGCAATCTCACCACTGCGACCCGGTGATCCAACCCCCAGCTCGGGCGGTGCGAAGAACATGGAGGAATGACCATGCCCCTTATCACCGAGCCGGGCTTCTATCCCGACATCACCCCGGACCAGTATTTCGCCGAGCCTTGCCCGGCTCCGGCGCTGACGAACAGCGGGATCAAGACGCTACTTGCTTCTTGCCCGGCCAAGTTCGCTCATGAGCATCCGGCAATCGGCCAGACCGCCGAGGAACGCGCCGACACTGCAGCGCGGCATATGGGCAGGCTGGTCCACCGGCTCGCGCTCGACAAGGGCGACGATTACGAAATCAGTCCGTTCGACGAATACCGCTCGAAAGAGGCCAAGGAGTGGAAAGCCGAAGTGGAAAACCGGGGCGTCATCCCGGTCAAGCGGGCGGTGTTCGACGACGCCCAGGCAATGGCGGCGACGATCAGGGAAGGGATACGGCTTGAGACGCGCGATGAGCCCTACCAGACCGAAGTCGTCATTGCCTGGAAGCGACCAGTTAACGGCCTGCCGCTCTGGTGTCGAGCCATGGTGGACGTGTGGTGCCCATCGCTCAATCTGGCGCTGGACGTGAAAACCTGCGCCGATGCCGGGAACGTGTCTATCGACCGTGCTTTTGCCGGTGGATACGCGCGCCAGCACGCCTTCTATTCCGAGGGGCTGGAGGCGCTTTCGCCAAGCAAGGCGCGCCCGCGTTTCGGCTTCCTGTTCAGCGAAAAGGAAGCCCCGTGGCTGGCGCGCTACGCCGAGCCGACCGAGGCTTTCCGCTACGGCGCATCGCTGGAAATCGACAAGGCCGTGATGATCTTCGCCGGCTGCATGCGTTCCGGCGAGTGGCCGGGATATCGACCCTACACCGCACAGCCCCCCGCGTGGTGGCTGAACCAACTCACCGACCTGGAACTAGAGGAAGCTGCCTAATGGACATGCGTTCGCGATTTGTCGCCTACGAGGCGAAGGAAGCCAGGGCCGAAGCGCCGGTGCCATTGCTGATTGGCCTGACCGGGCCTAGCGGCTCCGGCAAGACATTCTCGGCCCTGCGGCTTGCCAGCGGCATCCGCGAAGTGGTCGGCGGTGAGATATTCGTCGTCGATACCGAGCAGCGCCGGGCCCTGCATTACGCCGACCGTTTCGACTTCAAGCACGTCAATTTCGAGGCCCCGTTTGGCGCGCTCGACTATCTCGAAGCCCTGCGGTTCTGCAAGGCACAGGGCGCTGGCGTCGTCGTGATCGACAGTTGCAGCCATGAACACGACGGGCCCGGCGGCTTGCTTGAGCAGCACGAAGCCTATCTCGACAAGATCGACCCCAGCGGCAACGACTGGAAGAAAAGGGCGCAACAGGCAATTCCGGGATGGGCGAAGGTGAAGGGCGGCCGGCGCAAGCTGATTGCGGCGATCACGACCGAACTCAACATGCCGGTGATCTTCTGCTTCCGGGCGAAGAAGGGCATCGAGGTCGTGCGCGGCCAGAACCCCATCGACAAGGGTTACACGTCCATCGGCGCGACCGAATGGCTGTTTGAGCTTGCGCTGAACGCCCTGTTCCTTCCCGGCGCTGGCGGCGTTCCGACCTGGCGCTCGGACCTCAAGGGCGAGCAGGAAGCGATCAAGCTGCCCGAACAGTTCCGCGCCATTGCGGAGCGCGGCGGGCCAATGACCGAGGCTATCGGTCGCAGCCTCGCCAAGTGGGCGGCGGGCATTCCAGCCAAGCCGACAGACGGCGACAAGCCGACCGGCCAGCGGTTCCAAGCGCAGCCGACGCGCGATGATCAGGACGACGGCACCCTCTCCGAAGACAATCCCACCGCAGCCGAAGGCCGCGCCGACGAAGCCCACGGCGACCAGTTCGACGGCGCGGAAGAACCCGCATGGCAGGCCGCCGTCGAAGCCGTTTTGGCCGGCGCACGCGAGGCCAAGACCACGCAGGCGCTCAACAAGGTGGACGACGAATGGCTCAAGCACCGTGCGGCGGTCAGCGACGAAGCCATGGTCGCGCGGGTCGATGACATGATCGCGGCGGCTCGGGCCGATCTGCGCAGCAAGTAATTCCACAAGGGAGCGGCGGGAGCCCAATAAGCCCCGCCGCAGTTTTTCAGTGCAACACCTCCTCCCCCTGATCCGCGCCGAGCTGGACAACCCGCTGCGCCCGGTGCCCGAGCATAACACGCCGGAGACGACGCTGGCCGAGCTTGGTGCCGACGCGCTGGACATGTGCGTGCTTTCGCTCGCCATCGAGGACCACTTCGGCATCGACATCCACGACCATGAGTTCAGCGCCGAGACGACCGTTGGCGAGATTTGGGCGCTGGTGCGGGGGAAGTGTGAAGCCAGGGAGCGATTGGCATGAAGAAGAAACTTTACATCCTGACCGACGAACACCGCGCCCGCTTTCCTGAGTGGCGCGACAAGTGGATTGCGAACGCAATGTCCACTAAGGCCATGACGGAGGCGGATCGAGCCATCTGCCGAGAAGCCGTTTTGGGCATGTATGCCGCCGCAAATCTTCCGCCGCCGAAACATATCGTGTTCGTGCCTTCGCCTTTTGTCATGGCATTTGCGGGAGGGTTTTCCGCTGCGCGGTGGCATGCGTTGTGGCATGCGTTTAGGAGCGCCACCAGGAGCGCCACCAGGAGCGCCGTCGAGAGCGCCACCAGGAGCGCCACCGCGAGCGCCACCGCGAGCGCCACCGAGAGCGCCATCGAGAGCGCCACCGCGAGCGCCACCAGGAGCGCCGTCGAGAGCGCCACCGTGAGCGCCACCTGGAGCGCCACCGCGAGCGCCACCAGGAGCGCCATCGAGAG